TTAATGCACCTGCTGCGGTTACATTAGTAGCATCAGTTACATCAGCACTAGCTTCAATAGCATCTAACTTAGTCTTTAAGGTATCTGTAAAATTATTCTCTGTTACATTATCAATAGTAATCTTTTTAGAAGTACCACCATCATTAATGAGTAATTCTTCTGCCCCATCTGGTGAGGTTAATGCTGTTAAAGCTGATACTTTAGTTGTTGCCATATTTACTCCGTAATAATGTAGTTAGGTGATGCTGCTTGTGAGGATTCAATAACAAGATAACCACCTTGTTCTAATTCTATTTCTAGGGCAGAAGATTCATCAGGGTCAAAATCTCTTTCCCATTGCCTTTTGTTGGACAACATAGCAAAGGTTTTTTGCCTTTTCCAATACATCTTTGCCATTAAAGTCTAAACCTTAGTTTTCTGCGACCAATTCTTTGTCTGTCTGTTAAAGACCTAATTTGCTCTTGCATTTCTTTAATAAGAGGCGTGTATTTAGTAACAACTGTGTCAGACTTTTTCTTACTGATTCTGCCCGAAGCCGTACCCTCATACGAGCCACCTTGTACTCTAGAACGAGATTCGCCTGGAGTTTTTGAACTTGCGTGTTCATATTCATAATTTGTAGCCTCTTTTTTACTTGTTTCATTGTTTGATTTAAGCTGTTTACCACCATAAGTAGGGGCTTTAGCTTCTGATTTAATGTCCTCATGATCTTCATCAGACTCCATAAGACCATCTAGCATGTCCATTAATGAGTCTAATTCTGTTTCTGGCTCTGGATCATTGGCAAATTTAAGGGCATTTTCTTCTCGAAACTCATCAATAGAAGGCGTATCTTCATCATTTTCATCATAATACTGCTCATAGGTTTCTTCTAGCATCTTTGACCAGATTTCCATAATTCTAGCCTTAAAGCGATCTATCTCTAATAAGCTAGTAGTATCTGATTCTTCAACAGTATTTTTAAATATGTCCACTAAAATTATCCTTATATGTACCTTGCTTAGTTTCGCTAATGCGTTTGCGTTCTCTTTGATTCCATTTGGTTGATTCATATCCAAACGATGGGCGTATATCACTATTAATAGTCATAATAACTTCACCTTTAGTACCACACTTTGGACAGTCTTTCTTTATTTCTCTTTCTTTATATGAACATAACTCTTCAAATATATGTCCAGATTTACATTCGTAATCGTAATAAGGCATAACTATTCCTAATTAATTCAGAAAAACCCCCTCGTTAGAAGGGGTTTCAACTTAATTAACTATTAAGTTCCTGGTACAACAAACGCAACACCAGCATCATCACGTAGTTCTGCAACTCCGTAAATAGTATCTGAAGTGAACAAATCACCTAAATACTCTTGCTTGTACTGTGTTTGACTACGAACACCAACCTGTTCCGCAAGGCATAAAGCATCCTTGTGGAATAAGCAACCAACTCTGTCAGTTGCAGTAGATGCTGTAGTAGTAGTAGGACAGTTAGATGAGATGTAAACATCAACACCATAAATCATACCAATCTTACCAGTACGGATAGCATCACCATTACCAATGAACTGTTGCTCTGTGAATCTGTTGATTCCAAGCATATCATTTGCTGCAATTGGTGGTACAACCATTGCACGATTGTCCATAGGAACATCCGCATCATCTAGTTTAAGAATCAATGCTCTGATTCCAGCATCCGTAATGTCTGCTGCGTTAGATGAGTTACCTGTATAGAAAGATGCACCAGTTGAACCGATGTATGCCTTCTCCCAAGCTGCTGTAGTAGAACCACCTACTGTTCCAGCTTGAAAACCTTCCCATAATGTAACTAGGTCAGTATCTACTTGTTTTGCTAAAGCATAACCAGCATCGTCAGTATAAAACTTACGCATACTTGCTAGTGCTTGTACCTCTGCAATATCTTCAATTAGCTTAGAGTATTCATAATGCTTATTGATTGATACTGTGACAGCAGTATTAGTTGCTGCTGATAATGTTACTTGTGTGTTTGCTGCTTTAGCACTCGCTGCACCTCTCGCAGGAACTGGGATATAAATTGTATCACCCTTCTTTCCTTTGTGAGATAGCTTGTTAACTAAGTTAGCAACCACTAGATTTGACTTATATGCACCTATTACTTCATCACTCCACAACTCGGGGATGAAGTTATTAGCTACGGAAGTCGTTACTTGGTTTGAACCCAAAGCCATTTTACTTCTCCTATTATAGTATTATTATTTGACCCTACCTTCTGCATACGCTGACTGAATTTCATCAGCCAAAGTTGCATATCGGTTAGGATCTGTTACCTGTAGATTGATTAAATCTGCTCTACGGTAAACCTTCTTTCCACCTACGGAATCTCCCGATGATCTACTTTCAGAACTTGTTTGTTTCATAGCTTTTTGAATTTTAGATTTTTCTTCAGCTACTGCTTCTTGAGTTGCACCAGACATTTGAGTCTGCGAGTACCAATCAAAAAGTTCAATTGCTAAATCTGACCTATATTCATTATCAGCTTTACGAAACATTTCTGTTCTTGTTGCACTATCACCAATAAATTTTTGAAAAGAAGTATCTGCAACAGTTTTTTGCCAATCTGGGTATGCCTTGTCTAAGGATTCCAAATTATGCTTTTGCATGTTGCCCATTCTTTCTTCTCTGGCCTTTATAACATCTGGGTGGTTTTCTATGGCTTTGTTTACAGCCGAAACTGGATCATCATAGAAGTTTTCCTCCTGTATTACAGGTTCCTCTGGTGGAGTAGCTTCATTAGCTTTATTTTGTGCTTCAAGTAAACTTTGTACTAACTTTCGTTGTTGGCCAAGTTCATCAGCCTGTCTACTCATTAGTGATTCAGCTTCTTGCTGCATCTTAATAACATCTTCCATGGATTTACCAGCATACTTTGCAGGAATCTCGGGTTCAGGTTGTTGAGTTTCCTCATTCTGTACCTCTTGTGTTACTTGTTCATCCTGTGTTTCTGTTATTGGTTCACCTTGTAAGGGTGCTTCATCTACTACTATACTTTCACTCATTGTGTTCTCCGCCCTCTTCAGGGTTGTGAAGTTTGAATTATGTTGAATTTCCGTCTTGGAGTTCTTCCAACGCTAGGTTTGTTGCATTTTCTAAATTTACAATGAAATTTATAATACGCAACTGACCTTTGATTATCCAAAGGTCTTTTTCAGAATCGATATTGTCTACATTACCAATACTTTCTTCTAAATTTTTTAAATCTGCTATTAAATCTAACCAGCCTTCTGTTTCAGTCATTCCTAGTCTATCAACCAAGAACTTTTCATCGGTTTTAACCATTTTTACTGTACTGTGTTAGATAAATTAACTTTGTTTCCTGCTTCCCTAGCTTTTGCCAGGTTCAAAATTGTTTCAGATTGCAAGTGTTCTACTTCTGGAATGTTTCTAGCAGTTTCAGAACGCATATTTTCTATATCTGCAATACCTTTTTCAATTGCTATAGAATCTTTTTGCAATTTAAGTATTCTTTCTTGTAGATCTATGTCGTTAGGTTGTTTACTCATAGCATCAGCCTGATGTGACATAGCCCTAGACTCTTCTTCTTTAGCTTCAGCCAAAGTTTTTTGTACATTAGCTTGTAATTGCTGCATTTCGAGCTGCATACCCATTTGTTGCATTTCTTGTTCTTGTGGATCTGGCTCACCACCCTGCATAAGAGCATTAACAATCTGATCTCTATTATGTATTGAAGAGTTTTGGAATAATGCCAACAAAATAATATTAAAAGCTGGTGAATCTTGCGGTATGGTTTGTAACATTTGTACCATTTGAGTCATTTCTAACTCTTTAGCCATAATGCCCATCGTTGAATACGGAATAAATTTGTAATCGTTAACAGGATACCTATCTACATCAAATTGTATCTTTCTCCACATTGCCTTGTTTATTAAAGGTATAAGGAATGTGTTTTGGAAATTCATTAAAGTACGCTTTTGTCGTTTAATTGCAGCACTTTGCATCATTGACATGCCACTAGCAGTATCTCCACCTTGTGAAGCACTATCAGCAGAGCCAGTTCCCATTTGAATCATGTTTTGAAGTGAGGCAACCTGATTAAATGTATTAGGATCTGTTGTACCCATGTCGAGCGGCATGATAGCATCTCTAGGATTACCATTGGTCAAGACAGTTTTTCCTGCTCTCACTTCAAACTTTACGCCTCTTGGCAATCTACTCGCATCTGCGGCCATCATTGGCGTAGTAGTTAAGGCCAAAGAGTCAATTCTTGCTCTCATTTCAGCATCTAGAGCTTTTTGTGGATTATACCCCTTCTCACAAACCCCCCTACCCCAGAACTTGTTTGGTACGATGTCGTGTTGATAAGAAATAAATGGTCTATCGTTCATCATAAACGCATTTTCTTCAACTCTAAGAATATGTTGGTCGTTACACATAGTAACAACAGCCTCAACTAACTCATTAGCGTTAGATTTGTCATATTCAAAATCATCTTTGTCTACATTTTCACTTAAAAAGCGTTTTGGAACCAATCCCCAGTACTCGCAAATCTTAACAGAGTCAGATTCGTCTGCTTGTTTTGTTTCTGGGTCGTAACCAAACTTTACTGTGTCATAATCACCATCTAAAGGCACATCTCTATAAATACCAGAGCGTATACC